CTCTTACAATTGTTCAGCCTGACATTATGATTATCTGTGACAAAGATAAACTGGATGGAAAACGCTGTAACGGTGCCCCGGATTTCATCATTGAGATTGTCTCTCCTGGCAATCCAGCAGATGATTATATCCGGAAAGCATACTACTACAAAAATGCCGGAGTCCGTGAGTATTGGATCGTAGATCCACGCCGAAAGACTGTGACTGTCAATTACTTCGAGGGCAATATCGTAAACGTTCAGTATCCTTTTGATTCCATTATCAAGGTCAACATCTATGATGACCTGCTTATCAACTTCTCCGAGATCGCTGATCTGCTAAACATTTAGTCAAAAAAAGGCATGTGCTCCCTGCATATGCCTTTTTCATTTCTGCCCTGTTCGGTTTCTGTTCGACTGCTGCCCCATCCTCACGAATATACTTTCCGCTTCGCAATCTCTTCCTGATTGATCTGGACCGCCCTCTCATACAGACGGTTCCACATCACAACGGCGTGGAGCGTGCAGGCATCCGCCCGGTATTCCTTCCTTGCCACATACAGATAAACATCAAGGGAAATCCCGAACTCCCTCTCCAGCTTCTCATACATTGCCCGAAAGATGATATTCTTCGGGTACCCGTCCAGTCTTGCTACCTCTCCGGCAAGCTCCCCGAGGTATTCCGCCCGCTTCACAATCTCCCTGTGTGCGGATCCGTCCCTGTCCCCTGCAGGCAGCAGTCGGGCATAGCTGCATCCGTCCGGACAGCCATTTTCTCATATTCGGTAGCAGTCATTCCTCCGGGCACTTCCATCTCCCCCGCCTTTATATCATCAAGGAACTGCTGCCACAGCGGATCCGCTATCTCTTTCCCCTTTATGTATTGTCCTGCCATATCCCTATATCAGGAAAAGGTTGCATCCCTCTTCCTGCTCTCTCCTTTCTTCCGGATACTCGCCGCTCTCCTCTTCTATGATCCCACTTTCATACGCTTGTTTCGGTATATCGAAGCATTCTGGGACATATTCATTTTCCAAATCCTCTCTCATTTGCTCACACTCGGCGCACAGATCCGCAAATTTCTTGCTTGTAACAAATCATTTACAAACCTGCAATTTGATGGTTCATAGTTTCCATTAACATCAATCCTGTCTATTTCAAGTTCATCAGAATAACCATGCTCGATTGCCCAGTCATAAAATGTCTGGAAGCTACTTTCCCACTCGGCGCAAACACGTATTCCGCGAGCACCATAATCTCTAAAACTGCGGGTACTCGGATCGTTGCAGCGTCTTCTCATATTTTGCCAAATCCTATAAATTCTTGGTATGTCATGACCTATAGTCATTCCGTGGGTTGTCTGGTTCTCAGCAATCATTGCCCCTGTCATGCAACCACAGCTTTTTGTATTCCCACTCAGAAGATGATAACTAATCACATTATGATGCCTTCCGCAAATGCATTCACATTCCCAGACTACGCTTCTCCTATAGCGTTTCCCAGAATCCCGCAATACGGTTAAATACTCAAATTGTCTTCCAGTCAAATCACGTATTTCTCCCATCATGTCGCCTCCATAAATGTTTTTCAGACCACAGGTTCAGAGATTGAATGCTCTCGCTCAATTCATTTAAGGCATTGATAATTCGGTTAAATTCGTCCTTTTCATCCTCTCCGACCTTACCGTCTTCTACAATCTCCATGAAACGTTCAATAGTCCTTGTAACTCTTGCAGATGATGTAAAAACCCTGATTCCGCTTTGCTGCAATGGCTCTACGCACGCTCGTGGTAAATGCTCCCCAAGTGGACACATCTCTGTGCAGTAATAATTCCGGAGCTCCGGTGCATTATAGAGGTCGGCCATTAAATGGACTTCCTCTGGATACGGATCAGCAACGCCACTTTCAATGCGATAGAGCCGCCCCCTGTCAATAGACATAAGATCCGCGGCTCCTTCCCGGCTACTCAACTGCTCATTGTGTGCCGAGGCCTTGCAACGTGCCTGATAAAATATGTTGGATGACGTCTTTGCAGCAATATTTGACATTTTTCTTTTCACCTCCATAAGATATAATCAAGCTATCCTATTAGGAAAGTTTATAGGCAAAAAATTCTATGGTTTTACCATAATGTTCTGCCAAAATCTTTACTTCCTCTAAAGAAAGTGGAACCTTTCCGCTCTCCTTTTTGCTATATGCGGATGCTGTCTTTAATCCAAGTAAGTGTGCAATTTCAATTTGTGTTTCACCCTTTTCAACACGCAGGGCTTTAAGAATTCCATTGTTCACTTTCTCACCTCCGTTCTTTCCTTTCAGGAAAGTTTGTATGTTTATATTACGCTTTCCCAAAAGGAAAGCCAATAGTCTTTTGAAAAAAATTTCCACTTAGGAAAATCGGTATATTTCCTTGCAGGAAAAAGTTATAATAATAATAGGAGGATACTATGAATAGATTAAAATCATTAAGAGAACAAGCAGGTATGACACAGACGCAACTTGGAAAGTTGTTAAATGTTAAAGATGCTGCAGTGTCAAAATATGAATCTGGAAAGATTCCGCTAACAGACGAAACCCTTTTGCGGTTATCCAAAATATTCAATGTATCAGTTGACTATCTGCTTGGAAAAGAAGCTACATGCGCTACTATCAATGATAACACCGTACAGCCTTTGCCAATCAGAACAGCCAGTGTATCTGATACATCAATTAAATATTGGGTTGATAAAACAGGGTATGCTTATGATGAAGTGGCCGATAAATTAGGAATATCAGAAAAACAGTTTCTATCCTATCTGAACAATGAAAAGGATATACCTTGTAAACAACTTATTGCCCTATCCGAAATTTGTGATGTATCCACTGACTGCTTACTCGGAATAACAAGCAAGAACAGAAATAGGGACTTTGATGATATTCTCCCTTTCCGCTATAACTACAACATTGCCGAGCGAATCAGAAAACTCTGCCAGCAACATAATATAGATATAAACTCATCATATTTGGAAAATTTATTGAGTTTATCGGATACAGAGGTATTTCATTTGATTGAATACGGATTTGTACCTCATGTAGATACAATTACAAAGCTGGCGAAAGATTTTAATGTATCAACAGATTATCTGTTATGCCAAATTGACGAGCAGGAAGAAAAGGCTATGAGCAGCTTCCATAATTTGAATCCAGATAATCAAGATATAATTATTGGAGAAATGAAAAAATATATCCGAGAACAACGATTAGAGGCATCTGTTGCAGCAGAGAAACCTCTCAAAAAAGCCTCTGGAAAATAATATCCTTCGAGTGGTACCGAAGGAATAAAGGTAAATAATTTTATGATTAAACCACTTATTACCGTTCCCAACAGACCAACGCCTACCTATGCCGAGGCCTGTCGTGGAAAGTATGCTTATCCTTTACCATATGAAATCTGCAAAATACGGTTCTGGAAAAGCAATTCAAGCAAATATGAAACTGCAGTTTTTATATGTTCCCTATTTCCCTCGCACGAATTAGCATCAAAACTTAACCAATTTTGCAACTCAATTATTATCAATACAGAATGGGAGTTCTATACATATTTTGATGCTATATATGAGTTATACCTACTTATTTCAAAATGGAAATATAAAGAATTTAATATAGGAAAAGAAGTTTGCTACCCTGATGAGTTTTGGCTCTATATGCATCAGATAATCAAATATACACCTTTTACTTCCGAAAAGCTTGATGTAAGTGCGAAATTAAAAGATTATAGAAACAAATGGAAGTCAGAAAAAGAATTGTATCATATTATTAAAAACCTATTTGTAAATGAAACTGTTTTCTCTCATTATAGGGCGCAGTGGTTGGACAATTTAGAATTGGACATCTACGTCAACGATTACAAGATAGGAATAGAATACCAAGGCATACAGCATTTTAGACCAATGAAACATTGGGGTGGCGAAGATGGATTCGTTAAACAGCGCACTAATGATATGCGGAAAAGAGAACTCTGTGAACGAAATGGAGTTTGCTTAATTTATTTTTATTACTACGAAATAATTACAAACGAACTTGTAATAGAACGATTACTCCCATATATTAATTAAGTTACTGGAGGAATTATGCCAGCCTACAAATACACACTCAAAAATGGAAAAACAATGTGGTATGCCGCTTTCAATTACACCGACTGGACCGGTCAGTATAAGCACACTTGTAAACGGGGCTTTAAGACACAACGGGAGGCAAAGGAATATGAGAACTCTTTCCTGAATCAGCAGGCTACTTCCAGCGATATTTTGTTTTCAAGCCTAGTAGAGAACTACATGGAGGATATGTCGCATAGGCTAAAGCCGACTACGATTGAGGGAAAGAATCATATTGTCAGGACAAAGCTGCTCCCCTATTTTGCCAATCTGAAAATCTGCGACATTGACACAATAAAGATACGACGCTGGCAGAACGAACTGCTCGGATACCGAGACGAAAAAGGGAGACCGTACTCGCAAACATACCTTAAAACTGTGAACAACCAGCTCTCCGCCATCCTGAATTATGCCGTTTCCCACTACGGCCTGCAGACGAATCCCTGCCACGCCGCCGGGAGCATCGGGAAAAGCAGGGCGGAAGAAATGAAATTCTGGACGCAGGAGCAGTATGAGAGGTTTTCCAAAGGCATCAGCAAGTCTGCGGTGAAGCTCGCTTTCGATGTACTGTTTTACACTG